TTGAATACCAGACTGAACATAAGTGATTGCATCGTTTGCAATCTTGACGCCACTCGTTGCGTTGTTAACGTCGAAGGTTGAACTGATGAATCCCTTAGGATTATACATGTAGTATTCTACATAGTTTCCAAAATCATATGCAAGTGCATTAGAAGGATCTGCTGTATTCGCTGATAATACTTGCGCTAGTCTTGGATCTTTGTTTTGAACTCTAACCTTCTTAATCTTCAGTGGGTCGATGTATCTGAGTTCTGTAATTCCTGCTTTAGGATTAGCCAGATCGACCACTTTATGATAGTATATGCGACCGTCAATATACCAAGTTCTAAAAATTTCATGTGCTCTAGTATCAAACTTTAAAAGACGAAGAATATATTGAAACTCTTCTCTAATCTTTTTCTTGATTGATTCACTAACTTCTAAGTTAGATAACTCGATAGCAACTGGAGTATCATCTAAACTTGAGTTAATTGCTTCGTTAACAATTTCATCAATAGCAGAGTCAACTTCTGGATGCATTGACATATCACGATAGCGCCTAATGAGATCAAACTCATTACGCGCTACCCCATCGATATCTACATATGAACCAAAATAACCACCTGCTACGGTGGTTACTGCATCATCCGCTGAAGGAGGAATTGGGGATTGCCCTTTCAATTCCTCCTGTTTGCTTTTGATTGAAAATCCAAATAGTTGACTCATAATTATATTGTTGACTTTACAGTATTTATGGTTTATGCAATTGAGTTATTGTAGTCAGTTGCATTATTTCCAGCAGTCCAGTATTGGAGTTGGAATTCAACAGTAAAATCTTCAATCTGATCATTGCTATCATAAGCAAGATCAATCTGAGAAACGTTAGTTGGGAAGCAACCAACTAAGTTATAACTTCTTAGAACAGATCCACCAGCGGTGTTATCTCTTTCTAATTGTTGAATGTAAATATTTGCAGTATAACCTGCATTTGGATTAGGAACAACTAACTCAGCAGTATTTGCTTCGTGTGCATTGATAGTTCTCATCCAACGCTCCATGGCGTTGCGAATAACAAAGTTTCTATCATTGATGAAAGTTGCTGTCCATGTATCAAATGTTCTGTCACCTGCAATCTTTACAGTTCTTCCTCTAAAAGGAACTTCGATAACACCTAAGTTTGATGCTGGTAGAGCAGCAGACTTACACATTAGATTAACTAGTTCCTTCTGATCTGTGCCAGTAGGAAGACCTACTGAACCAGCTGAGTTAGGGAAGTTGATTGTTGCTAGGAATAGATTAGGGCGAACACCCTGATTAATCTTTCCTAAAAATTGACTTACACTACTTGTAATTGCCATTGATCTTTACCTCGTATTTAAGAAAATTAGCGACCAGTTACTTCAGAAAAACTCACTCCAGATCTTGTAGCAACAAAGGTAATTGTGATGTAGTTGATGGAACGAGTTGGTTTTACATAAATTTCAGCAACAAATTCATTTCTATCAATAACATCAGCAGTATTATTTGTTTCATCACAAACAACTAGATAATCTGTAACACCTCTCTTTGCTTGAATTTCAGCAAGGAATGAACCTGCAGCAGAAGCAAACGATGTGCGAGTAGACTCATCATTGAGTTCAAATAGAACTGTTTTTGCGAGTTGATTAACTCTTTTCTCGATAGCGAGGAAGAGACGACGAACATTGATTCTATCAAATGCACTTGGAGTTGATAGTGCAGTTTTATCACCAAAGAGTAGAACGCCTTGACCAGGGAAAGAAGCAATAGGATTAATTCTCTTTAGGTAAAGCTTGTCTCTATCAGTCTTTGATGGAGTGTAAGCAAGTTTAACAACGTTCTTTAGGTTACCTCTTGTTGGACCTGCAGGTGAGAACCAATCTTCTGCAATCTCAGAAGTTTGAACGCATAGACCAGCAACGTCTCCATTGCAAGGAATGTAACGATAAACATCGTTATACTTATCGTAAACATACTTATAACCACTGTCAAACACAGCATATGAAGTGCTTGTTCCTACAGTATCAAAGAAGCTGATGATGTCATCTCTTTGTGCAGATGCTGAACTGAGAGAAACAAAACCAGAATGAGGAGAAACAAAACCAATGCAATCTTTTCTTGCTGCAGCAAGATTGATAACTTTCTGTGCTTTGGTTACTTGATCTGCTTCAATAGCAAGACTGCCACCGCAGAGAACAAAATCAAAATCAGTATCTTCTACATCAGCAAATAGGTCATATGCAGCGGTGATATCAGAAACAGCAGTTGTGTAAGCATCTACGCCACCAGCAAGAGTGACATCAGATTCGCCAGCAGCAGCGTTTTCTGGACCTGCATAGATGTAACGTGAGCGAGTATTGATTACATCTTTGTAGTAATTTGAAGCACCTTGAGCATCCTTAGCAGTTGTGATTCTAGAAACATAAAGGAATGATTCTAGGATATTATTATTAGCATCTAAAACTGCGATGTGAAGATCATCAGATCCACCTGGATCATTAGCAACTGTGCTCCAAAGAGTTGTTCCATAGATAGTAGCAGTTGCATAGGAAGCAACACCGCCATCTACGACAGCAATTTTTAAACCATTTGCCCAAGTTCCTGCAGTTCTTGCAGCAAACTTCCAGTCATATGCATTAAAACCTGCAGTGAATGCATCCTTGCTCTTGATTAAAACTGCAGTAGCAGTTGTATCATCTACAGCATTTTTGAGTGAAGTGTCTTCTACTCTTACGATCTTTAATTGACCGCCGTATGAAAGAAAGGTTGAAGCTGTAAACCAATCTTCGTAATTACTTGCGTTAGGGGCACCGAATGTTTCTAGAAGTTCTCTTTCTGTAGCAATAGAAGTGATAACTCCTACTGGTCCTTTTGCGAAACTAGCAACTAAAACAGCAGTATTTGCTTGAGTTGAGATGATAGTTTGTGCAGTTAAGTCACGCTCTCTTAGAACAATTCCAGGTGATACTTGACCTGCCATGTTTGTCTCCTCGATGAATTAGTTCATTTTTTAACTACAAATATTTATGAAAAAGTGTATTTCAAATGGGGAAACAATGCATGAACATCCTACCAATCAGGATATTCCCACATTTGATTTTGTTTCTTGCCGCGATTGCACATAATTCTTTTTATAGTGCAGTCTTTACATTCATATGAGTATGAAGAAGGAAGATATTTTTTTGATTTACGTATTACATAATAATCAGTCATAAGATCTTTGATTTCTCCACAGACCCTACATTTTCTTTCTTTGAATAGTAAGTGGTCTAAAGAAAACTCATCTTCGATGTTCATTAGTAACCTATCATATACTCTACGTCTGCATATGGATTTCCGTATCCATCTGTATACCAAACATTTCCATCATCATCTACAAATTTTTCTTCGATGTCGCTGATACCATCTGATATAAATCCGAAGGGTGCCATGTCTTGTTCGATTTGATTCTTCTGTTCTTCGTAGATTCTCTTACGAACATCGTTATCAGTCATCTCCCTAAAGTAGGGTTGAACTGCTAACCATGCAAACAGAACCAAACACATTACAAGGTCATCGTTATATCCATCATCTGCTTCAAAGGATTGATTCTTCTGAATAAACGTTGTCAACTCACTGATGATTTCATAATCTGCGATTACTAACTTATCATCCTCAATCAATGTCTTAAGGTTTGAACAACCAACTTTCTTAGTTACCTTTGACATCTTCAGACCTAGTTGAGATTTGGTGCCAGAGAATCCCTGACCTACAATCTGACCAGCTCTGCCTCTCATCGCACACATTAGAATATTAGGATACTCTAAGTCGTAGTGAAGAATGTTTGTTACCTGCTCACCAATGTCATTCACTTCTGCGAGTATATAGGCTTTGTTATAGTTCTTGGCAACCTGCTCAATAATGTTTGGGAACAGGATTGGTTTGATTTCGTTATTGCGATACTTAGCAACTACCTTCCAAGGTAGAGTGGTAATATCGAATACAACAAATGCCGAGTAATCATTGTTGGTTCCACGAGATACGTCAACCGTCATAATGTAGTCACGATCTTCTTTTGCTTCCTCGTATACCTTAAGACCTTTGCCATTATCTTTAAGCGGATCTTCAAACACCATCGAGCGTAGCTTGGATGCTGAGATAAGAGTATCAACCGATCCTAAGAACTCACACTCAAACTCCTGCGTGAACTGCCTCTCAGAGGTGTTTCTAATGGTCTCTTCCTTCCACTTCTCATCTCTGCCAGGAACTGCACTCCAATGCACTTCAAGGGGCACGTAACCGTTTCTACCACGCTCTGCGTCGTGCCAGAGCTTGTAGAACATGTTCATACCCTGTGGGGTTGAAATGATAATAACTTTCGTCGTCTTACCAGATGAGATAGTAGGATACACAGAGCTGAAGAACTGCTCTGCCATATGGTTAGGAACGAACGCAAATTCGTCAAGGAAGATGATGTTGAACGAGTTTCCTCGCACAGCAGATGATGAGGTGGATGCTGCTATAATCTTGGAACCGTTATCTAGTTCCATTGAACCTTTGTTCCATGCTACAATACCTTGCTGCATCCACTTCGGTAGATTTTCATATGCCAACTGTAAACGTGAGAGAAGTTCTCTTGACGTTTCCGCTTTGTTTGCTAGAATAGCAATCTTAATGTTGTCGTTGAAGACAGCATAATGCAACAGATAGGAAATAACCGTTGTCGATTTTCCTGTCTGTCTTGGAAGTTTGGCAATGTTAAATCGATTGTTGTGGAAGTTCTCAATCAGTTGTTCTTGGAAATCATACATTTCAAAAGGAACAAGACCTTCATCAAGCGAGATGATTTTCACATAGTTCTTTGCAAAATAAACTGGGTTATCTTTGCATTTGATAAACTCTTCAACTTGTTCCTTTGTAAAATTAATCGCGGTATTCGCTTTCTTTAGATTAGGATTACCAAGATATACTGCATCACTCATTTGTTCTTCTTAAATCTTTTTCTAAGTCATTCATACTATTTAATCGTTTTTCCCAACCATCACCTTTTGTTGTTCCCCTCGCTGGGTTGATGCAGGTGTCGTCACCCATTCTGTCGCACACCAAGCTAGCGAGTTGAGTTTCGTCACCTTTCTTATTCGTGCCAGACCAGTAGTGTTGACCACCAATCCAACACGCCCCGCATTTGGGGCAGGTTTTAGTTTCCATGTGTCTTACCTTGAGACGGTAATGATATTATATATGGAAACGAATGTTTGTCAAGTAACAAATGATATACTTTTGTCAGCAATTCCAAGCTCTTAAGGATTTATTAATACGAGAATCTGGATCTCTTGCTGTTTTCTTAGAAGTTAACTTTGCTTTCATACCCTTCATTCTTGCACAAAAGCTCTTCCTGCGGGGATTTCCAATCTTTTTTGAAGGTGCTTTAAGGTCGCTTCCAGGATTCTCACGCTCGTAAGATTTCCTTCCTTTTTCATTTAAGCCTCCGCTAGGGCTTTTTCCAGACTTTTTTGTCCAAGCAGCCCCCTCAGCAACATACTCTTCATTCTTACTGGTCATATAATCTGCTGCTGTATCGATATAATCACAAGCAAGAGTAACCTTAGACTGCACCCAACCAGGAAGTTGCATCTTAGGATCTTGCACTACACTGCGAAGGCGTTGAACTGCATTGTCAATAGTATCGAGTTGACTCATGATCATTCCGCCTTCATCATCTAGTTCTCTTCCCATTGCAACAGCAATATGGTTTTCACAAATCTGTCTCATTTCTTTGACAGTTCTCTTTTTCTTGTGCTGTGCTTTTAATTCTTTTTCCATCTTAAGTAAGTGTTTGTAGTAATCTGGAAATTCATCTAGATGTTGTAAAGCAATTCCATATGCTTCTTCGTGTGTGGTAACATGCTCTCGTTCCACAGTAGAACCAATCTCTGCCTGCTTGATGATGGCATCAACAGAGACGCCATGTTTCTTGGCAATTTCTTTTTCTGTAGGAACTTTCTTTTTCATGAGAAGTATGCAACAGGCGTAGCTCTTACATCGGTGCCAGTGTCAACTTTGAGTTTTTGGTCTGCTTTTTTATGAATAACAATTTCTGTGCCAGGATTAGAGTAGTAAGAACCAACTACAGTAGTTCCATCATTTTCATAAAGCGTGATTGTTCTTCCAGTATTACCACCAGAATCATGAACAACTAGAATATCAACAGCAGTTGAACTAACTACGTTTGGTGTAGTTGTAAGGGTTACAGCAGTTCCTAATAGTTTAACTCTCATTGTCTTTTCCGTTTATTTTCTATTTATTCTT